ATGAATGATTTACATACTCCTCAGATTTCATTATTCAGCGAACATGAGGAGCCGCAAAGCTACGAAGTTTACGTTTACGGGACTGATGATCTCAATGAGCAGAACAAGGACAGCTTCTGCGTGGCATTATGTCGGTATTTAGACGAGATCAATATAAGCCAGAAAACGCTTGCAAGACTGACGGGAATTGCTCCATCTACGCTCTCACGGTATCTTTCGGGTAAAAGGAAGATGCAGTATGATTACCTCTGTGCGGTCTGTATAGCAATCAGACTTCACCCTTTCAGGCAGCGTTACTTGTTTTCGCTCCTGCTGTATGCGATGCCATGTGACCAGGATTACAGAAAAGCAGATAAGAATATCATCAGGGCTTATCTTGACGGCTGTGCATTCGATAAACGTTTTACGCTTACAGCCTGCAATGAACAGTTGAAGGCAATCCATACCAAACCTCTTACAAACCTGACCTCTGCTAAGGAGGACAGTGAGTAATGGGAAGATTTATGTATGTCCACTTTGGCGATGATGTTCCCCGTAACATCGAGAAAGAGTACAACAAGCTCTTGCGAAAAGAACGATACATTGAGGAGCTGGATGCAAAAAACGGAAAGATCTATCCCGATTTTGACGATGTTCTATCTTCGAATCCCGATCCTGCGAGTATTCCCATAAGCGAGGAAGAAGAAAAGGAGCAGATCAGGCACCGGAACAGGCTTGATTATCTGCCTGATGCCTTAGAACTGCTGAAATCGGATTTTCCTGAAGGGTATGAGCTTATACGGGACTACTTTCTGAGAGAGGATAAGGTGACGATGTGGTATCTCGTTGAGAAATACGGTTTATCAATTGACATGGTACGATATCGAATCAAGATTGCAAAACAGAAGCTCAAGGAGTATATCATCTTGCACGAAAACGAATAAAGAAATATGTGCAGAACGCTGATTTTTTCTTTTTGGAGAAAGAAACATGGGAAAAACCTTCCCGATTTTGCAAAATCCTCGGTTGATATATAGAGGGGTTCATACCACTGATGGCTGAATAGGGTACGGATCACTCGCTGACATATCCTATCCTCCGTGATGAGGGGCGGTACGGTTCTTCCATTTGCCGCACCGTCCCATACTTTCAACTATGCTTTCATGTTAATTTCTTTTATTATTCTGTCAACAGCAGAGATGCTGTTGGGAGTGTACGTCCTTCGGAGCGTACATTGCCAAAGGCATCTCACACATTCCTCTTAGTTTTGTTTGACGGCTGATATGCTGTCGGGAGCTTCCTCTCGATTTGAGGGGAAGCTGCCAACAGTACATCAAATATCAGGCATAAAAATAACTGACAACGATGCACTTAGTATCTTGACAATAGAATATGGAACATCTACGCTTTTTCAGTTTCTTTTCTTCTGATAGGAAGGAGGTTATGTCCTATGGATTCAATACCGCTTGAAGTTGTATATAAGAATATGTATAGCGAATATCCTGAGATACTGGAAGTAAAGGACTTATGTGAAATTCTCGGCTATGGAAAGAAAAAGGTTTATCAGCTTATCAAGGAAGGACAACTCAAAAAAATTCCTTGTGGTAGAACAATCAAGGTCGCAAAAGCTACGGTTATAGATTTCGTTCTGCAATGCGCACAAAAATAACTGGTAGAAATGTCCCTTGTGTCAAATTTTGTAGAAGTGGTAGGAAAACGCTTGCAAATGACTTTGTTTCGCGCTACAATATAGTTATGAGGTCAATAGCGCAGACCACCGCTTTCGACATAAGGAGGATAATATAATGAAAGCAAGTCTGCCTTTTAAGTACATTATTGCCGAAAAGAAGGGCAAAAACTATGTTGTCTTTGATTTCAAGGACGATAGTGGCAAGCGTAAGAGAAAATGGGTTACAACCGATTTGCCTGTTGACTGTTCTTATAAAGCACTGACAGCAAAGGTGAACGTAATAGTAGCAAAGTTCTATGAGGAGTTTCTCACAGGCAGCTTAACAAAAGTCAAGGAAACCCCAAAGGAAAAGACAGAACTCAGCGAGGAGATTCTCAGTGATGATGCTGTATGCAAGACAAGTTTTGAGTTCACAGCATTTCTTGACTACTGGCTTGAAACAATCAGACCGACAATCGCACGAACCTCTTATGAAAGCTACAATCGCTATATCACCAGGATCAAAAACTATTTTGACGAGCGTTATCCGCATCTTCTTCTTGGCAACCTGACAGCTTTACAGCTCAGCAGTTCTATAACGATAAGTTCAACAGCGGTCTTTCGGGCAATTCGGTAAAGCATTACCATGCCAATATCCACAAAGCACTAAAATATGCTGTAAAAATGGATATGCTCGATGTAAACGTCGCAGATAAGGTTGAACTGCCGAAAATCCAGAAGTTTGAAGCCAATTTCTACAACAAGGACGAGTTGGAACAGCTCTTTGAAGTATTCAAGGGCGATAGACTTGAACTTGTGGTACATATTGCAGCCTACTACGGACTTCGCAAGAGCGAGATTATTGGTTTGAAGTGGGATTCCGTCAACTTTGAGGAAAAGAAACTCACGGTTCGCCGTAAGGTTTCCAGCACTTATGGCGGCGGCAAAGAAATGATTTTTGTCGAAAATCAGCTTAAAACTGAGTCCAGTGTAAGAACTTTTCCCTTGATTCCTCATATTGAGCAGATGCTAATAGAACGCAAAACCCTTGAAGAATACTACTCGAAGCTCCTCGGTAAAGACTTTGACAGGGAATATGACGGCTTTGTGTGCCGTGACAACTTCGGTAAGCTGATTACGCCAAACTTTGTAACTTCTCACTTCAAGTACATCATTAAGAAAAATAAGCTCAAACACATTCGATTCCATGATCTTCGTCATTCATGTGCCAGTCTGTTGCTGGCAAACGGAGTATCCATGAAGGCGATCCAGGAGTGGCTCGGACATTCAACATTTAATGTTACAGCCAATTTTTATAGTCACCTCGACTTTCATTCCAAAGTGGAGTCTGCGGAGACTATCGCCAAAGTGTTGGGTGGAGACAGTACAGATACGGAACAGGCTATCCATGATAAAGGTTCAGAGGACGAAAAAAAACGCAAGTCCTCAACCTGAGAACCTGCGATAATTGTGTGCCGATCGTCTACCCATTCTACCACGGCGGCATTATAAAAAAAGTAAAAAAAGTTAATCAAGTCAACTTGACACGGGGGATAAAAATCTTTTGTGCTAAGACCAAAAATGAAAGTGAAATTGAAAAAAGCAGCGATTTTGGTAGAAAATTTGGTAGAAATCCGGTAGAAAAACGCTCATTCACAAGAAACTTTTCTACCAAATTAGTCAGAAAATAAGAAAAGAATGCCGTAAAATCGACATTCTTTCATTGGTGCCGCTAACCGGACTTGAACCGGTACGGATGTTACTCCGAGGGATTTTAAGTCCCTTTGGTATATTTAATAAAACTGCGTAAATACGAGGTTTTAATGCGGTTATTATTATAAAAGTGTGTAAAAGTGTGTAAAAATATTTTGAGTGTGTGTTACCAATTTAGCTTTGTACTGATTGTATTTTGTAATTTTTATGTTATAAAATATTATTTATTGTTTTCTCTTGCTTGACAATTTAGATTATTTATGTTATAATAAAAAACTACCCTAAAAGGAGATAATCATATGGCGAATGTCGGAAACAAAAAAACTAGACACATTAAAAATTTAGGTTCAGTTTATTATGACAACAATCGTGCAAAGTGGATAGGACAAATTACTATTGGCAAGTATAATAATGGTAGAGTTAAGGTAAAACGTTTTGTTGGCTCAAATCAGAATGACGTAATAGACAAAATGCGAAAATATAATAAAACTCATGCTAATAATATGATTTTGGACGAAATAAAAAATTCTTCAGGAGATATTCTTGTAAGTGAGTATTTTCATAATTATATGCTCACAGTAAAAAAAATTCGTCTGAAAAGAGCAAGCTATACTAGAGAACTTGGAACACTTAATAATCATGTCATTCCGTATATAGGTGAATATCGAATGAATGAACTAACAACCGAAATTATTCAAAACGAAGTTTTAAACAAGCTAATTTATAGAGGATATAGCTTCTCAACTATTCATAAAGCATATGTTTTAATAAACCAATGTCTAAAATACGCTTATCATCAACACATTATTTCAAACAATCCTTGTGATTTTGTGGCTGAACCTTCAAAAAAGATATTTGCTCGGAAACCCATTCGCTTTTTTACTGACGAGGAAATTGCCAAATTTATTGATTGTGCAACATTAAAAGATAGTAATAATCAATATAAATACACAAACGGTATTGCTTTAGTCATATTGATGTACACAGGACTTCGTGCAGGAGAGCTTATGGCATTACAATGGCAAGATGTAAATTTGAAGTCAAATTACTTAAACATACACAAGAATGTTGTAACTTATTATGACGATAATAATGAACGCAAGGTTGCCAATCAGGAAGATACAAAAACGCAAACACATCGTTTTGTATATTTAACGAAATCTGCAAAATCGTATTTAAAACATTTGTATTTAACTCGTAAACCTCATTCAAACGACTATCTTGTTATTACTACGAGTAAACGCTCGATTGACTCTTTGGAAACAACATATCGTTCCATTTGTAAAAGAGCCGATATTTTAAATCCACAAGGTTTGCACACGCTCAGACACACTTATGCTAGTCTTTTAATTCGTAAAAAAGTAGATATTAAGATCATAAGTGAAACATTGGGTCACGCCAGTGTTGCCTTTACCTATAACACTTATGTACATCTAATTGAAGAAGAAAAGGCTAAAACCATTAAAGAAATAGACATATAAGACGAAAAGGACAGAAATCAACTTTCTGTCCTTTTATTTATTAAAGTATTATATTTCTATCTATGTATCGTTGCAATCTATCTACAACAACATATGTTTTATTGCCTATTCGTATTGTAGGTACTTCATTATTATTAACGAGATAGTATGCTTTATTTTTACCGATATGCAGATAATTTTGCAGCTCCTTAATAGTCATTAAATTAGATAAATTGTAATCTTTAAATTTGCAATTCATTAATTACCCTACCTCAAATCTTACTTTCCACTACTACCAAGGCGACCTGTACCCCTTTCTGACAGAATGGCTTTAAGTTCCTCGTATGTATATTCTTCTATCTCAACTTCTGGAATAGGAAGTACAAGAGCCTGACAAATGGCTTTTTCATATGGATATAAAATGTAATTAGCTTCTCCATATGGGAATAACAAAATACTAGCAAAATCGTTAAAGTCAGTAATAGACTCTTTCTTGCAAATGACTATTGGTATGTCATTGGTATTGGTAATTGGAACACCCCACTCGCCACGATAACCACTGTCGATTATTCCACACCTCTGTGCCATGCCCTTAGTACCTGTTGAGCTTCTCTCGTGCAATACGAAACAGTAATCTGTATCACAAGCTGAAGCTATGCCTGTCGGTATTATAACCGTAGTATGTGGTTTTATTATCATGTAATCTTCGTCAAAACAAGGATAAACGTCATAGCCTGCATCTTCTAGTCTTTTGGTTGGTATAATTGCATTTGGTTTTGTCTTTGCAAATTTTACTGTTGTTATCATTTCTATCTCCTTTACTTTTCTTTTGCTTTATGTTATAATTAATAGAGTCATTAGTCGCCACCATTCAGAAACATAATATTGAACACATTATAATTTCTATGGTGGCTAATGACTTATTTGAGTTGTTTAAGGGTTTGCTTATATGTAAACCCTTTTATTTTTGTGTGGTTAATCGCACCACAATACTACTTTGTTTTGCTTTAAGCTTTCTTGCACATCAATAACTCTCTGATTGCTTGACCCTCGCCATTTTAATGTTATGTCACGTTTGTCATCTTCATACTGACCGTCAATGACTACATCTAGATATTTCATAATAGGCAAGTCTTTAATTTCTTCCCACTTATAACCTGTGTAAAGCCATTGATTTTTTGTGGGGCAAAGTGCTGTTATCATATTAGATATGTTTGTTACATATGCACGATTTTCAGGGCAAAGTGGTTCTCCACCAAGAAATGATACACGCTGTATGAAAGGTTGTTTAACGGCTTTTATGAGAGTATCGTATTCATATAAGTTAAACTCTTTGCCACCATTAAAGTCCCAAGTGCTAGGATTAAAGCAATTAAAACAATGAAAATGACAGCCTTGTACAAACAAAGCGACCCCTATGCCTTCTCCATTGCTAATATCCATTTGTCTTATACTAGCATATCTCATTGTTTACTCTCCTATATTATGGTTGTCAAGGTGAACATACCTCTGTTTAATTTCTTGAGTTCTGCCTTGATTCCAAAAATTGCTACCAATATCCTTTTTTTACCCTCGGTTTCCCGATATTTATGAGGGGAGTAGACTATACAATTTAACAATATTATTATTCGTTTTATTATAAACAGTTTAATATTATTAATAGGTATTATAGTCGTTGAACGTTCTCCATCACCATTATGTGCTAAGGAGCTTCGATGCGTTTGAGTGACTTGCACACTCGATTGTCCCTACCCTAATTACTTTTTATGGTTTCTATCCTGTCGGACTATTGAATTTTAAATTCGCACCACCGTCACGTTTATCGTTTCCAATTCCGTTGTGGTGAATTAGGATTATGGGGAGTTCTCCGCAGTTTAACCTATTTAACGTGGACTATATTGTTAAGTCAATCCACAAGTGCGTCTAGCAACATTCATTTTATTTGTATCTCTATTGCCACAATTAGGACACTCCCAAATTAGCTTATTATTGTTATCAATGATTTTGATTTCTCCGTCATATCCGCACACTTGGCAATAATCGCTTTTTGTATTAAGTTCGGCATACATAATATTGTCATAAATAAACTTAATTACTTCAAGAATAGCAGGAATATTATTTTGCAAATCAGCACATTCTACATAACTGATCGCACCGCCTAGACTTAGTGATTGGAATTTGCTTTCAATAGCCAATTTCTTAAATGGGTTGATTTTTTCAAAAACAGGAACGTGATAAGAATTTGTTATATAATCTCTATCTGTAATACCCTCAATAATACCAAAACGTTTTTTTAGACATTTTGCAAATTTGTATGTTGTGGATTCTATTGGGCTGCCATATAATGAATACCCAATATTTTCTGCACTTTTCCATTGTTCACATTTCCTATTAAGTCTTTCCATTACTTCGAGACCAAATTTTTCACCTATACTGCTGTCTGTATGACTATGACCTGTCATATATTTTACACATTCATAAAGACCTGCATAACCAAGTGAAATAGATGAATAACCACCATAAAGATATTTATCTATTTTTTCGCCTTTCTTTAGTCTAGTAAACGCACCGTCTTGCCACAGAATTGGTGCAACATCTGATAAAGTTCCTTTGAGTCTTTCATGCCTGCAACGTAAAGCCTTGTGACACAATTCTGTTCTTTCTTCAAATAGCTGCCAAAATTTATTTATATCTCTATTTGATGATAGAGCAACGTCAACAAGGTTTATCGTAACAACGCCCTGATTAAATCTACCATAGAATTTGTAATTATCATTTTCATCTTTGTATGGAGCTAAAAAGCTTCTGCACCCCATTGATGGGAAACAATTACCCTCTTTTAGTTCCTTCATTTTCTTTTCACTTATGTAATCTGGCACTAATCTTTTAGCAGTACACTTTGCGGCTTCAACAGTAATGTCCCAATATTTTGAGCCCTCTCTTATGTTGTCCTCTTCAAGAACGTAAATAAGTTTAGGAAAAGCAGGTGTAACATAAACACCATTTTCATTTTTCAAGCCAAGAATACGTTGCTTAATAAATTCCTTAGTTAAAGCTGCCAATTCTTCTTTATATTCATTTGTTTCACCGAGGTACATGAATACAGTTAAAAATGGTGTTTGCCCATTAGTGGTTGACATACTGTTAATTTGATAATTAAAAGTTTGAACACTATCTTCAATTTCTTTTTTTGTATCAAGTCTTGCAAATTCTACAGATTTATCATAGTCTAGTCCACGATCTTTATATTTATTTAGATGATAAATATAACTATCTCTAACGAAAGGGGCTAAATGTGCAAGTGTAATACTTGTACCACCATATTGAGAACTTGCTACGGCAGTAATAATCTGTGTTGCAATCGTAGTTGCCGTAATAAGTCTATGTGGCTTTTCAATTTTCACCTTATTAATCATTGTACCATTCTGCAACATATCTTCAAGATTTACAAGACAACAATTACTTATATGTTCTGCAAAATAGTCCATATCATGGAAATGGATAATGCCTTGCTTATGTGCTTCAACTACATCTGATGGCAATAGAAATCTTTGTGAAATATCCGTACTTGTAATTCCTGCAAGGTAATCTCTTTGTGTTGTGGCGAGTGTTGCATTTTTATTTGAATTTTCGTTATTCCAATAATCATTTACACCATCAATTAATTCAAGAATACTTTTATCAGTTGTATTGCTTTGTCTTACAAGGCTACGTTTATATCTATATGTAATATAGGCTTTCGCTACATTTCTGTCATAATCCATAAGCGTTGTTTCAACTATATCCTGAATATCTTCTACTGAAATTTCTGCCATGGCTTCAAGCTTTCTGCACACATCACAACATATGTCGCTTGCAAGTTCGGCATTTATATCCGATGTATCAGAATAAACTTCATTATACGCTTTCAAAATTGCCTTACCTATCTTTGCCCTTTCAAATTTTACTTTAGTTCCATCTCTTTTAATTACTATTTTGCACATTTTATCGCTCCTTATCATCGTTTACAATAACTCTATTCTTTGTTCGTTATCTGTATTCTCTATGTTCTCTGGCTTTAAGTCTAATTCTATTTCTGTACCCACATCAGTTTTCATAATCATGTTAATTGCTTTGTCAATATCGTTCCAATTCCTACAACGATATTTTTGATGTAACATATGAATATTGCTTTCATATGACTCAAATCCAAGTCTATTCCATGGATAATCAAATAAAATTTTATGATAATAGCCACCAACTAAATTGTCTACGCAATCATCAATTAGAATGTCAATATCCCCACCGAGCATTTGCTTGTTCTTTATGACTACTAGGCTATCATACATATTTAAAAATGGAAGTTGTTCTTGTAACCAAGCTGCTTTATTAGAAATATTCTGTGGGGCTGTAGCTGTTACTATGTAGATTTCACAACCTAAATCATGGTATTTCTTCAATGTAGTGGCACAATTTTCAAGCACCTTTATATTTTCCCATACCCTCTTATCCGTGAAATAGTCATAGAATTTGTCTTGAGATACATTTTTAAAGAACTGTCTCATATTATAGGTAGTTATATCGGCAACGGACAAATTACCATTATAGTCCTTATTATAAACATCAATAATACTCTCTGCTAGATTATTGATAACATTGTCACAATCCACACCGATTCGCCAAGGTCTAGGTCTTTTCAGATTTGCTTTCAGTTCCATTGGCATTTCCCCCTTTATCATTCTCGTCTAATTCATCAAGTATTTCGGTTACTGTTCTATTCCAATCATAGTAGGCTATTAGAAAACCAAGTGCAAGTCCAACCAAAGCACCAATAATAAAATTAGCCATTTTTATCATGTTCCTTTCTGTATTTTTCGTATTCATCTCTAATTTGCTCCAAAGTATAAATTTTATACGGTATATGTCTGTTCTCACAATACACAATCTCCGTGCGACAGCCTTTAGAGGATCGCCAATCATTTGAAAGAACACTTGAACAAATAATCATTTCATCTGTAAGTTCTTCAAGTAACAACAGAGTCATGTTCAACCCTTGCTCATAAGCGGTGCAATCGTAAAGGCTACCAAACATTGCAATGGGATTGAGATACAAATTCTCAGGGTGCATTATAGTTAATAGTTTTTGGCACTCATTTATTTTACTTAAATTTTCTTGCTTGCCACCATATGGGTGAGATAAGTAAACAATACTATTATAATGTTCTCTGTTAATTATGTTCGGTTTCGGTATCATTATCTCCCTCCTGTTTGACTATAATTCTTTTCACATAATTTTTTAAATTTTCATAAGCTGTGTTGATATTTTCATCATTATTGACAACGTAATCAACAGATGATTTGCAGTTTTTAAATTCTATCTTGTCCCGTTCAGTACGTTTGCTGGTTTCTTTAAGTGCTTTTTCAAAATTCTTGTACATTTTATGGTAACGTCCAAACAAACGCTTGTACCGATTGATATACGAGCAATCTATAAAGATAGAATAAATTTTTCTATTCCCCCTGTACTTTTTACGGAGTTCATTAAGCCCTGTTTGGTCTACAACATAAAGATCATATGTATCATCGTCAATTTGACTTGCCGTTACTCCATAATGATTATCAAGATAATAGTTATAAGCCACGATATCATTAAGTGCCTTAAATTCCTTTTCTGAAACAAATGTATGACCTACTTCACCCTCGTATCTCGGAGAACGAGTTGTGTAAGAGGGTATCTGCTTCATATTAAATTCTTTTTCAAGCATTTGTACAAGTGTTGATTTGCCACTTGCCGAAGCTCCAAGTATACAAAATAATGGTTTACTCATCTGTACCTCCTGTTATCAATTCCGAATATGGCAATGCCTTAATCCAATCACAAAAAGCTCTCCACTCGTCAAGCTTGTGGTTCTTACGAGATTTATAAATATTTGCCAGTACCTCGTAGTTAAGCATGACCGTTGAACGTTGATTATAGCTTTCTGGTAGTAGTTGTAATATTGCGTACCATATTTGCTTTTTATTATCTTCATTGTCACAACTAAGATAACTGTCACGCAATTCATTAAGAATATCGACAATAGGTCTTGCAACTTCTTCAAAAATGTTTGTATTTTCGGCATATTTATACTTATCATTGATGATATTGATAATACAAGTATGAGATACACCATACTTTTTCGCTATTTCTCGTTTGCTTATTTTACCACTATCCCATAACAACTTAATTTCTTCACGCTGTTCTGCTGTGAATTTACCCTTGTATGTACCTGTACTTTTAGGCTGAAAATCATTATTGTACGAGTGTCGAACATTTTCCTGTTGTGTTATCCATTCAAGGTTGTCAGCGGAATTATTCTGTTTGTTTCCATCTTTATGATTTACAACCTTACCTTCTTCAAATCCGTCACAAAACACCAAGGCAACCAATCTATGTAATGGATACTGTTTTCCGTCAATGGTTGTAAATATGTATCCGTCTTTGTGCAAACTACCTGACAAAATCCTATTACATTTGTCATTTTTTATTCTTCCCAAATTGCTAACACTATAATGTGGATTTAAGGATTTCCATATCTCGTCTTTTTCATCAAAATCAGGTTTGAATTGCTTAACCTCGTTTTTATATCCTGGTAACTTGTCAAAACTAAAGTCATTCATTTCAAAAGGCTTTGATAATAGTTTGTGCATTTTTGAACAACTATTTCTAACTGTTCCGACCTTGTATGTATCATATTCAGCCCACCAATACAGTGGTGCTGTAATGTCAGCATACACCGCAATCATACGCATAAACTTACGGTGGTCTGTGCCTGCCTTAACGAGTTTCATAACGAGTTCGTAATCGGCTTTACCTAATTTAAAGACTCCGTCATTACGAAAAGGATGATTACATATTTTATGATCCGGACAATTAGCGCATCCAATATGATGAGGATAGCCACAAGTACCACTATCACTCTTCTCCCAAGAGTTCATAGGATTACGCATACCTCTGATGGCTGCCTCCCAGCCCATTACTTCGTCATTTTCAATTTTTATCATCGTCTTTCCTCTACTTTATAATAAATTTTGCGAACATTTCTTCTGCGTTCTTTTCGTGTTCTGTTGGCACAAACATTATTACCTCGTTTTCAAGGTCAAGTGCAAATATGCCCACTATACTACTTGCATTTACGCAATAATGACTCTGCTTTAGGTCTATGTTATAGTCAACCATATTCGCAAGTCTGATAAACTGCTGTACTTCTTTTACTGTAGTAAATCTTATTTTATATGCTGTGTACTCCGTTACCATTTTCATCTGTCCTTTCTCGCTTATCTAATTTGTTGCCATAGCAATCATATAGCTCTTTGTACGATTGCTTTATTTTTAATTTTTGTTATCTTCTGTCTTTCTTTGGCTCGAATAAGTTCATCCTCACTCATAAAATATGTATCTAGTTCTCTACACTCTGACTTATAGCGTTTTAGCTGTCTATTTTCCTCCTCTCTAGCTAAACGCTTTCTTTTTCCTGCTTTCTTGTCGTATGCCAATTTTTAAATTCGCCTCTTTTCTAACCAAGTTTCTGAATTGATACGATATTACCAGAATAATTGTCATAAGTACCAATGTTGCCACTACTCATAACATCAGGGTCAAGTGCATATGTATCAACTATAAATTCAACCACATTTTTAAAACCATTGCCTGTATCTCGGTACTGATTATTATAGTCAGTATGAATATCAGCTTTGCAATCGGCTAAAACAGCGGTGAATGAATTACCCATGTCGGTTGTAATTAGATAGCGTGTACCTATTTTTGTACCGTAATAGCTTCCCAAAGCAATACAAACATCGTCACCTTGTCTGCGTATTCCCTGACTATCCGTCCAACAATTCAGTTGTAATTGATATTGCAGAGAGTTGGTGTCCGTAATACAAGCATAATCCATATAGCCGTGAAATGAAGTATCACCTGTTGGAATATTATAAGAAACAAGTTTTATTTCTGGCTCTGCTTCAGACTTGGTAACTATCGTTGTAGTTTCGGTTATTTTATGGCTATACGGCTTTGTAGCTCTTGTTTCTTTGGTGGTTGTAGTAGATTTAGTATTTGCTTTTACTGTAATTTTTTTATTTTCTACCGATCTAGCTTTTGTATTTTTAGTTATAGTGTTTGTGGTAGTGGTAATTGTATCAACTGTTGAATTTTCGGCTTTGTTTCTTTCAAAATTGTGCTTGTAATCTTCGTTAATACCAGTAATTTTTACAACTCCAAAACCGATAACTATTACGCAAACAGCAACTATAAGCTGTATTATTTGTTTTGCCATCTCGTCTTTCTTTTTGTTCATATGTATTTATTCCTCATCGTCACAATAGCAATATTTGTTATAATAATCTTCTCCGTTCATTTTTTCACAAGGAATATCATTGTACTCACACAAATCGTCAACGTCCATATTATGATTTGACAAATATTCAATAGCCTTTTCTTTGGCACATTCGCTGCAAAGTTCTTCCGAGTCATTATCAATAATATAAAGCATATCAACCTCAGTTCCACACTTGTCACATATTAAAACACGATAATCTCGACCCATGTAACAATGACGGCAGGGAAGTCGGAGAGCGGTACAACCCACACAATCATTTCGTATCTCACTTGCCATGTTTTTTATTCATTCCTTTACTTCTTTAAATCTGGCGTAAAAGCTATCATTAATATCGTAAACATTGTCATATGTATTACAACTTTTTCTGCCATGACCGTCTATTAGTCTGCCATTTTTTACTTCGTATATTTTCCCTTCCTGAAAATTATGGGTGTCAAAGCAAGCCACCCATGTACATTTCAAGAGAATATTCCAAGTGATGTTTAGCATTTTGTTTCCTTTCTAGTTTTAGTATCGACCTCAAACAGTTTTCCAAATATGTAATAAAGTACATCGACCACAATAGAGTTGCCTGCCTGTTTATAAAGTTGGCTGTCAGAACTAAAAGCTTGTGATCTATCGAATTGTTTATCAGTAAACCCCATAAGCCTATAACATTCTCTAGGAGTTAATTTACGAACACGAAAACTTTCAACCACACCTGCATCATTAGCATTTGCCTTCAATGTTTTAGAATAACCTTTCATTGGCGGTCTATATCCGAAAGATTGACTTTGATTAGTGAGCACACCACTAACTTCGCTATTAGAGTCCTCTATAAACCTTTTGTACATCTGTTGTTTCCATTCAGAATGTGACAGTTCATTAGGTTCAACTACAGCTTGGTTACAACTTGTAGTCAATGTTTGTGCGCAACCTTTTTCGACCCTACCTCTTCTTGTTTTAGAATTGGGTTGTTCCAGATTTACACTATCACCTTCATAAATTTCTGCATAGCCTTTCTTAGTTGCTTCTTTCACATAGGCTATTGGCTCTGCTATTTTAGGTTGCCTATTCCCACCTTGCATAATTTCCAATGCGGGAGAGCAGCCTCCTTTTGAATAAACTCTATTCATTTTATCATAATTATAATAATTTAAGTTGCCAACTTGAATACAGCGATTAGTTTCAAGAATAGTATTATCAGTTGGAGCTAAAGCACTATTGGCTCTTAGGGTACTTGCTGTTCCATTAACATCTCTTGGTTTCCATATAAACCCTGTTCCTTTTGCGGTATGGCTCTCATTATGTTTAATAAAGCCTCGTATCATTGTATCTGTCAAGTAATACTTTTCGTCTACATTATCTTCAAGTACATCTTTAAGTCTGACTCCGTTATCAAAAGGTTGCGGAAATTTAAATTTGCCATCATCAATATCTTTACGAATACTTATTGCGAAGACTCTTTCTCTATTCTGAGGTACACCATAATCCTTAGCATTTAAAACTTTCCAATATGTATTGTAGCCAAATTCATCAAGCCAAGCCACCCATTCATCAAACTGCGGTTTAAACTTTTTACCCACAAGATTTTTGACATTTTCGAGCATTAGATATTTTGGTAAAGCCAACATTTTGTTGGCTCTTTCAAGAAGTCTTTGTACTTCATATAGTAAACCTGAACGTGTTTGACCCTGTTTTATTCCCTCTTGTTTACCTGCCACAGAAATATCGGTACAAGGAAATGAATATGTCCAAAAATCAGCATAGTCAAGATGTTCGAGTTTACTAATGTCACCTAAATTCCTCGAAAGCTTATTAGCGAGCCAATATTTTTCAAGCTCTTTTGATTTGCTATTTACAAATCTGTACCAATTATATGGCTTGTTTTTCTGAAAGTCATATCCAAGATTAACTTCTGTAAGCTGCCTAGCCATTTCTTCTCTTGTAGGATATTCAGTGTATGTATTTATTACTTCTTCTGTAAGTCCACAATGTATAGAGGCATAAGAAAGTACAGCATTATGATCTATGTCAGATGTATGTTTTATTTCAAATGGTATTCCGAGCCTTTCTAGTGCTGAAACTTGTGCTCCTATGCCACTAAATAATTCGTTTACTGTTATTTTTTCCGTTTTCACTATTTGTAAATCCTCCAATTTGTTCTTTATTGGAAGATAATCGCAATTATCATATTCACCCAGGTAGCTAATCTGAGCGTTCCGTTTTGTTTTATATTTTATTTTCTTAATAAAATGTTGATTGGTTTATATATGTTTTAGTGCATTGCTTTATAAACTCTGCATTATCAGGTAATCTATCTCGAAATTCTTTAGGCACTTCACCATTGTGCCATAAATTATTTGTTACGATAATTTCACCTGTATGTAATTTAATTTTAAATTCTCTACCACCATATCCCTTAAAAGGACTATCACTCATTGGGTGATCTTTGTCTAAGTAATAACAAATGCCATTAATAATAACGTGTTCGTCCTTTTCCTTTATAATTTCGAGCCAGAACTTTTTATGAAAACATTCGCTACTATCACACACTTTGTCAAAAGGCTCTGCATGGCAGACTTTGCGAAACACTCGACCACAGATTTCACATTTTATATTTTGAATATTACAATCCATTTTGTTCATCTCCTAACTTTTACATCAACCACTTTCTATATTTCTATCTTGCTTACGCTTAATCTTCTTTATGCGGTTGTATATGTATTCTTCGTAAGTACAATCACTATTAGGATTGCAACAAAGAAAAGAACCAAGCACCGCACCAAAGCAAATAATCCCACCACATATTGCCATAATTATGTTAATGAACGTACTGCTATATTCACCATCACTTAACAATACTATTATTAATGCTAAAATTGGGAACATCCTGCAATAGAAATGTACAATATCTGTTTGTATTTTGTCCCTTCTTCTAAACCATTGTTTTGAATATTTAGAGTATTTAATTTCTTTTATTAATGTCTCCTCTTTAATTTTACTTTAACCCTTTTGCTTCTAGTAGTGCAATTTGAGCGTTCAAAAGTTCAACTCTTTGTTCCAAAGATGAAATGTATTTCTATAAATAATTAATTCTGTCCAAACAATGCTCATAATCTGCATTAATAAGAGTTTTCCAACTTATACTGTTTGAAGAACAAGACTTCGCTTTATCATCATAATGTGTTGGCAAATCAATAGCATCGTCAGGGATTGCTCTACCATTCTTTACTGCTTCTTAAATAGCCTTGTAACACGCCATTTTTTACACACCTTTCTTACCAAGTTTTTTATAGTGATAGTTTTGTTCCATCACTTTCATCTTCGTAAACATATGTTGAATTATTCAATAGTTCAACTTTCTTAATTTTCTTATTCATTTTCTTAATCTTTTTATTCAATTTCGAATAATTTTTATTCAATTTTTCAATTTCCAATTTAAGTTTTTCTATTTCAAGACTGTTATTTTGTACTCTCCTTAATTTAACAATTTTGTCGCTAGATTTATTCATTTAATTATTTCCTTTCTGCAGTTCTCTTGTTATAACGAATTTCTCTATAACAAAAAGGTCAAATCCGTTTCTTACGAACTGTTTTGTAAGATTATGTTTTACGCCATTGCCCAAATATGTATAGATATAACTCATTTGCTCCATTGTAAAATTAGTTCCACAAATTTTATTGAACGCATTAGTATTGTCTTGCCAATATCTTATAAGCCTTTTGTCTTGTGAATATCTTAACGCACAAGAGCAATCTCGACTTAGCCACTCACAAAGTTTTACCTTAAAATCTTCATTTGTTTTCACATCGTCAAGCTGAATATAGACATTGAATTTTGGAATAAGAATAATCTCGTTATTTCGATTAATAAAGCTATTTGGAAAAACTTGCATTGCAAGTTTTATACTTTCTAGAAGTTTCATTCCGTCTCCTTTCAGTCAATCCCAATTCTTTCTTTGTATTCATCAAGTGTAATTTTGCCCATTTTATAATCTAAAAGTGATATAAATTCTTCTGTAGAAGTACAAAAGGGAAAATTACAGTTGCGAAGTTCTTTTCTTATCTCTTCTACCGCCTGCTCAGACGAAATATGCTGCTTGCTCTCGTTGACACAGATTTCTGAGATAAGAAATTCCATATGCTGATATTGATTTATTAGGAATATTAGTTGCTCTTTCGTAAGAGCATTAAGAATTTTCTTTGGAATCATTTATGTCCTTTAACCCCATTTCAAGATACAGCTCCTTTTAAATAAACTAAATTAGCTATGAATATCTAAAATAGTAGCAAACATACCTTTGCTTTTCATCTTTATTTCAGCAAGCTTTTTGTCGAAATCTTCGTCTTTTACAAATGCGTGTCCGTTCCAAGTTTCACGAGCAATAACATTTTCATCAAAGTCAATACAAACAAAGCAATCTATCTCGTCAAAATTAAGTAATCTGTCTATCTCTGCTATATCTGCATATCGTGTCGAGGAATAGCAATCGTCAATCTTTAATTTCAATTTGCCTGAATATCTACCTCCAATTTCCCACCAATCATATGTAAATATTGGGAAGGAAATTATCTCGCCAGTTTCATCACATTCTAAGTTTTCTTCATCATAAGGTTTCAAAATTTCAAAAATTCTATTTTCCGAAGGCATTTCTCTAGTAATCAAAAGTAAGCAATAGTGCATAAAGATATCCTTTCTTATTATGTATTTTTTAGTCTGTCAACTGCAATATTGAAATAGTTCTCGTCAATTTCACAACCAATAAATCTTCTGTTTAGCTCTTTAGCAGCAATAGCACAACCGCCCACTCCCATGAAAGGATCAAGAACTATTTCATTTTCGTTTGATGAGTTTTCAATAAGGATTTTACTCAACCCTACAGGTTTTTCAGTATCGTGTATATTCTTTCCGTTCTCATCTTTTGTTTTTCTATTAGGTACAGAAATAATATCAGACGTTCCACAATGATTTATTTTTACTCCCCTACCTTTACGCAAAAATATTATGTATTCAAATTGATTCATGTAATACTGACCCATTATTTTATTACCCTTATCCCAAATTAAGCATTTAATAAAGTTAAAACCATGTCCGTTTTCATCTCTCCACTCATCAATCACTTTTAGGAAATGGGTTAAATTTTTATGGTTTGTCATTATGTAACAATGTCCAGTTTCTTTTAGAATTTTATAAAATTTAGGTAGATAATCTTCAATTTCTATATTGTTATATTCAAAAACTTTGCCTTTTCTATTAATAGATTTTTGCAACATACCGCCTGAATTTCCTGCGTTACCTCTTGCAGTTACTTTATAAGGTGGATCAGTAAAAATCATATCAACCACAACATTTTTTGTAATAAGAGTGTTTAACATTTCAAGAGCATTTCCGTTTACAAATATCGTTTTGTTGTCATTCAATTTCAATTTTTTCTTTTCACTTCCTCAATAATTTGTAATTAAGACCTCTATATCTTTTGTCTTGTCTTTTTTCTGATAATTACAGTTTCCGTAAGTGGTGTTTAGATAATGGATTTTATAATCATGATTTTCTGCCCAATTCTTTAATGTCGGGTTTGTTTTTAGATTATTCGATAATGCCCATTTCACATTTGAAACCGCAAGCATATCTCTCAAATCTTCCTCGTCGGTATTAGTCCATCCACCATTTTCATTATAGGTTGCCGTGGAATTAAAGTATGGAGGATCACAATACAGAAAATCATTTTCGCCTAACGCTACGCCGATGAACTCACGAAAATCAGCATTGGTAAACTTGCAGTCTTTATTGCTGATTGTTTCCGAAAACTCTACAAACCTTTCTCTTAATGTAGGGTTAAAGCTACTTCTGTCTTTCCCAAACGGCATGTTAAATTCGCCTTTTGAATTAAAACGAATTTGGTTGTTAAAGGCGTAACAAATTAGCACATATAAAATAACGGGCTGTTTAAATTCCGATTCATTAAACTGGTTGCGGAGTTTCAAATACCCTTTGCTGTTAATCTTTGACAAATCATATTGCTCAACTATCTTATCTATTTCACTAAGAATTTTGTCGGTCTTATTTCTATGTATGTATTCAAGTATTTGCACTACAGGTAAATTCAAATCATTATAAATAACCTCTTTCGCAGAAACATTAATTCCAACATTAAACCCACCGCCAAACAAATCAACGAAAGTGTCAATATTTTTCGGGAACAATGGTAATATCTGTGGTAGAAGCTTGTATTTGCCACCTACATAATTGAGTGGCGATTTTATGTATTCTGACTTTATCAGTATCATCTCCTAAATAAAATTTCTCTTTTATTCAGATTTTAGGTGTCTAAAGGTGCGTATTTACGCTGTTTTTAAGTGTGTCAAAGTAGCGTATTTTCATTAACTTACATTTCTTAAAATTAATTGCTCTTTTTGACATTTAATTCATTATGTATGTTTCCGACAACCTCAAGTTCACGCCCGTACACATTATCAAAATCTATCGTAAACGTAGAAAATGTTATAATAAATTTTGCAATATCACTGTCCCATTGAACTACGCCACGCTCATCTTCGTAATCTATGTAATCGGATATAACAATATCTCCTTCAAAAATCTTCCTGCCGTTCTTGTCCGTCACCCCTGTGTACTGACCGATTGTCTCAGGATTTACCACATATGTTGTCATGATTGTGTCTACAAACTGTTTGTAATTGCCGTCCTCAATCTCCATATTGTCGTAAATAATATGTTCGAGATTAACACCCTTGTCCTTGAAATATGGACGTTTTCTGACAACGTAATAACCACTTACCCATTTGCCATTGGCAATGCGCTTGCCACGAAATAATATTTCACGCATTGCTGTCTCTCCTTGTTGCCAAACTTTCAGTGCCATTTTTTTGCACCTGTGCAGGCACTGCCACGAACGACCACTCGTAAGCTTCAAGCGGCTCGTCAAGAATGTGATAACACAGCATACCGCCGTATTCACCGCCCTTTTCATGACCACAGCTGCCCTTGTGCATATCCTCTCCGCATACAGAACAAAGCTTCTCTCCCATGGTGCAGGTAATGGATACCTCTTTCTTTATTCCGCCCTGGATCTCGCTTATAAGGTCGCCGTTAGAAGCAGTTCGCACCATGTAAGCCTTTGCCATAAGCCTGCGGTAGACCTCTCCGTCTGTCGTAGTTTTCTCAGGCAGAGTTTCCACCCAAGTATCGAATATTCTGGCAGTCTGCTTTGAGCTTTTAGGGTCATGGTCGAAAATACCCGTTCTGCCCTTAAAAGCTCCGCAAGCTTCCTCAAAGCACCTGATGAAAACTTTTCACCATCTCTGTCAATGTCATTGTCACAAAGCGCCACCCTGAAAACAAAGACCTTGTCCTCCGTTAGCGGCTCTCTCACATAGTCGTTTATCTTTTCAAGCTCCTCGCCTGATACTGTTTCGCTCATTGCATTTCCTCCTTTATAGTTCTTCTTGTTCTTTCTCTTTCTCGTCAATATACTGCCAAATAACTTCTAATATTCGGCTTTGTAACGCATAAGAAATTTCAATCTCGCAAACGTCTGGAACGCAAGTCTGCCTTCTTTTAAATTTTAACTTTGGCTTTGTAAAAATCAAAGTCGGACAAGAACTGGAACGAGTGCAAAACCCTTTTAGAAATGTCTTTAGAGGTCTTATTTCCTCTTCAATTTCTTTATATTTTTTGTATTGTTTATCCGTCATTGCCGTCACCGCCTCTCAATTCTTCAAGCTTATTTCTTGTGCTACATATTTTTCCGTACACTTCTCCGATATTAAACGCTCTATGCTCTCGCTCAGACATTACTTCATAAATATCAATTATATCTCCACAAGCTTCGTCTACGGTATCATATGCTTGACAAATTTGTTGTTTTATGCTATCATCAAGGTGTATGTTATCGGTATCTTTTGATACCACCTCCGAGCTTGTACTGTTGGCAGACAGTGCAGGCTCGTTTTTTGTGTTGTTTGCTATGTATTCTGAAAATTTTATGACACATTTTTCAAATCCTACTCCTAAAACTATAAACGGGCAGGTGTTGCAACTCTTTGCCGTGCAGCAAAGTGCCGCCTCTACGACTTCCTCATCAGTGAATTTTTTACTCATTTTCAATCTCCTTTAAAAAACTCTCTCGGTTCAAACCATTTATCTTCAATGATATTTCCTATTCCGACAACTAATCTATTTTCCTGTTTTACTCTAACATAATGACCTTTTATATCTTCCCATTTTGCAACACCCACAACGTCCATAATTCTTGTAAGTGCTTCAAGTCCCTTTTCAGAACCTTCAAACGATGTTCCGTTGAAAAAAGCTAAGTTATAACCGCCAAAACTAGCTCCCCAGCCTAAGCCTTTAAATACTATAGAAAAGGTAAGACAACAATGGTCGCCTATTCCCAGTGATACATCAGTTATTTTAGCGTTTTCGCAAATAGCGTTAGTGTTGCTTTCTGCCGAAGGTATATTTTTTATTACAGGTTTAGATTCATTTTCTTTTATGTAATTGGCGAAGATAAGTTCACAACCTGTTTTATTAATATGAAACGGACAATTATCACAAGTACTTCCTGTTTCTATGCAGTACTTTGCTGCTTCCAAAATCTCCTCTTTCGTCATCATATTCTACCTCTTTCTATAAATAAAACTAAATTTTTATTCGCCTTTCTAACTTATCTGGTATTTGGCATATAAAAAACCTTACCACCTTCCTCGGCAGCCTTCATAAGTTTTACTAAAACTTTCTTTGCTTCATCTTTAGAACTATACACACCTATTGTCACTCCACATTTAACAAGAGTATGTGCTGCTATATAATCATTAGTAAGAGCTTTAATAATTGCCTTTCCAGCATAAGAAGGACTATCTGTATCTATCCAAATCTCAGTTAATGTATAAACACTTATAAGATTTTCTTCGTTTTGTGACATTATAAGCATTTTATAATCACTCCTTCAAAATAACATTTTTATGTATTACTTATTCATGTTTTTAAGTCTATATTTAGCTATATCTGCCCAATACCAACCTTCAAATTTACCTTTTCTTTCACAGACACCATTATCTATACCTATGTAGTTTCTATGTTCTAGTTGAGCAGCTTTAGGGATAGTTCCTGACCCACAGCAAAAGTCAACCACTAAATCTCCTGCATTAGAATAAGTACGAATAGCATACCTGCATAAGTCTAAAGGTTTTTGTGTAGGGTGAAGAGATATTTGTTGTTTATCTGTAGCAAATTTCCAAATACTTGTTGGATAACGTTCTGTACTATCATAAGTTGTAAGACCAAAATCGCCATAATTAGATGTTTTAATACAATTTATTTTATTTTCTGCGGTACTTATTTTACGTTTATGTCCTGTTGTCTTTTGTGGATTGTAGGTAGGAAGTTTTTGATAAAACACCATAATATCTTCATGTATTCTTAAAGGCATTTTCTTTGCATTTAAGTGTCCTGTAGGAGTTGTTTTCTCCCATATAATGTTGTATCTATGTAATTTAAGTTGAGATAACATCATTTTAGCTGTAAATTTATCTTGTCCAAAAAATAAAATCGGTGTAGTAGGTTTAGCTACTCTTATAACTTGTTCCCACATAGGTTCTATTGGAATAATATTATCCCATTTATTCTTAGCAGTAACTCCGTAAGGTAAATCTACAAAGAACATATCAACAGAATTATTATCCATTTGTTTTAAAGCTTCTATACAATCCATATTGTATATATTATTTATTTCTAGTATTATTATCATCTCCCTCTGGCATGAAATATAGATTCTTTCCTTCATCAACAGCTTTCATAATTTTAACCATAATTAATTCAGCTTTTTCCTTCGTATATTCTCCCATATTTATTCCAAACGAACTTGCATCATAGTCTATAATACCTCGAATAACAACTGTTTCGTGTTTTACAGAAGATTCTATCCATATTGATATCAATGTATTTGTATTTATTATTTGAGTTCTATCTTGTGATATTATAAGCATTTCATATTTACCTCAATAAAAGAAAACTTTTATATTACTCATTCTTATCTTTCTTACCAAGTAGCCATTCAATCGAGGTCGGCTTTTTATCTTCCCAAGAACAGAGATTATCTAATATCTTTGTAATGCTATTAACCCTAATTTGATACATTTCACCATACCATATTGCTTCTAATTTGCAAGGGCGTGTGTTATAAGCCATCAAAACATTATGAATACAATTACAAGCCAAGTATCTGTAACCAAGTAAATAAAGTCCTTCCAAAACAGTTCTCTGCTCATCTGTTATCTTTGGTTCACTTGATTTATTTGCCACGTCACCAACGATTGTACCTTTTACCGTAGGCTCATCGGTTGTAAATTTTGGATTGGATATTCTTATGACAGTTTCGCCAGTCTTTCTTTCGGTTTCAATAGCGATTATTTGTTTAAACTCTGACATATGTATTTCCTTTCTGAATAAAATCAACTTTTTATATTTTTATAAGTTGTTCTATAACGTTCTTAACTTCCTCAAATATTTCTTTAGTTGTCCATTTCTTGCCTTCGTTAAAAAATTCAAAATTATAAGGCGAATAATAATAGTCCATGCAGTGTGCATAATCCCAACCTATCCAATGTCCATCTCTATGGTTCTTATTGCTAGGTCTAATAATCCCTATTTTAGAAACACAGGTAATACCACCATGACAATCAATATTATCAAGCTCATCTTCATCACTAACATCATATAACTTATGTCCCACTGGAATTTCTATATATGCACAAGGATGAGTACCATAAGAAACTATGGCATAATGAAAACCCTTGTAAATACCTTCGTCAAGTATTTCAATAACCTTTTGTCCTTTCTCCATATAATTTTTATAGACCATTTCTTTCACAATAATTTCTCCTATCTCTTATACTTTATAAAATTCTTTATCTTAAAAACAAAGCTTTTATCTTTTGTGCCAATATCATCACCCTCTCTATCTCTAACAAGCGTACTCGAATGATAGTGAGTGCATATAAAACGCACTTAATTAATAATAGGTATATACTCAAGTGTACTCGTTTAATGGTATACTCATATTATAATGCACCAATTAATAGTTGTCAATATGGCAAAGTATACAAAGTTTGCTAGATAAACTTGTTAATTATATATTAACCGCCCAATAAGCTTAACCAAGTGTTTCTTTGTGAGGCTTGTATTTTCAAACACCTCTGAAAAGCACTAGGCTCGGCAATCAATGCACATTTGGTCTTAGCTCTGGTAATCGCAGTATACAGCATACAGCGGTCAAGCAGTTTATAATGGGTATTATCGATCAGTACAATAACATTTTTAAAACCGCTACCTTGTGTTAAATGGCAAGTTAGACAGTAAGCCAACTCAATACTACTTAAATCATTTTGCAGGAAATCAATTTCCTTGTCGGCAAATTTAATTGTAACAACATTCTGCTTCTTGCCGTCTTTAATTGTCTGTTCAATTTTTGTAATATAACCCATTTCACCATTGAAAATATTTCTATCATAGTCATTTGTTCTTTGAATAACTTTCGACCCAATACGAAATGTCTTGTTACCATACCTGATTTCAGGCGCAGTATCAGGTGGAATTATCATATCTTGCAAGATAGAGTTGATTTCAAAAGAGCTATTTATCCTGTCCTTTTTACAAGGTGTCAAAATAATCGTTTCATCATAGCCGTCTTTCTGCGCTGCCATTGTATACAATTTAATAGCCAATTCACGCATACCCTCACGGCTCTCTCTAAACATATAGGTCATGTCTTGTAGTTCACCAGTAACAACTTTTAGTTTTGGTTCAGGCAATGGGTTTTCTCCATTTCTAATTTTAACTGAGTCCGAAATAATACCTGACTTTTGAGCCTGTCTTAAAATCTTAGTCAGCTTACAGCAAGTAAACGCATTACAATTAAGCAAATCATGAAAGATATTGCCGCAGCCTATTGGTGGCAACTGACCGTCATCGCCTACAATAATTACTTTTGCACCCTCTTTTATAGCAGAAACCAAGCTATAAAATAATGACGAATTAACCATTGAAGCTTCGTCAAGTACGATAATATCACTAGGCAATCTATTGTCAGAGTTATAAACAAAACCTGTCTTGTTAAAACCAAGCAACCTATGAATTGTACTTGCAAATAAACCTGTTGCCTCGGTTATTCTAATCGCAGCTTTAGCAGACAAAGCACAAGCTGATATAGAATAGCTTTTGTATATCTTTGTGACCCCTCTTAAAATTGAGCTTTTACCTGTTCCTGCTCTACCTGTTATAAGCACTACAGGGCTGTTGCAAGCCTTATATATCTCTTGTTTTTGTTCGTCTGTATAGCAAAAACCTTGTTCTCTTTCTGCTTCTGAGATACCCTTTTCAATGTTAATCTTATAGTCTGTTTCTTGTTCATTGAGATTTTTTAGAATATCCAAAATAGATATTTTAGTTTTATATTGGCGTAATAGCCCTACCTTATTTTCTTCAAAATGTAGAAATATCTCATGTTGCTTTTGTGTGGATTTAAAGCTCTCGTACATTTCATAACAATCGTTTATGTTATCTCTTATTGCACTATCCAATACTGACTCTAGCACATATGAATGACCGTCATTGTTTCCAACGCTCTCAAGATAATACTTAACAAATGCCACAACTCTTTTGGTTGATATTCTGATATTTGGATTTAACTTTAATGCCAAATCATCGACTCTTTTAAAGCCTAAGCCACGAATTTCTGTCATAATATAAGGGTTATCAAGTAACTTTTCCTTCAATAATTGAGGATTAGGTTCATTGGAAATCAATTTAGCTATCATGGCATACGTTACACCCAACGGCTGAAGCATGATAAGAATATCTGAAATAACATAGTTATTCAATATATTGTCTTTTATCCTATTCCAACTCTTTTCACCTATACCCCTAATTTTTGTAAAATCAATTTCTTTGTTGTGAATAACATCATCAATTATATTGGGGTAGACAGCTAAAATGTTTTTTGCTTGCAGTTCTGTGACCTGAGTTTTCAAATATGCTATTTGTTGTTCTTCTGTCTTAGGCACATTTGCAGTAATGGAGATTGGTGTATACTGATACGAATTATATTTATTGTTAAAAGAGCAAGTAACCTCAGCATTGTATTCGACACCGATTGTTAAGCGTTGCATTTTACCTGCCAATGTGCTACCTTTTAACTGCTTTGGATTATCACCAAAGGGATCGTCATAACAATCATAAAAATATGGAATGTCATCAGAAGTTGTTGTGAATGTATACACTCCCCAATTGCTATTTTCGTTATAAAATCGCTCCTGCTGAGGAACGATTTTAAACTTAAATGTTTTTTCTGTCATGTCTTTTCTTCCTTTCTGAAAGCCACTCGGCATATGGTCGCATAGCCTGTATTGTAACTTTATCTTCGTCTGTTTTTCTGCATTTAATAGCAATCTGAGAGCCTTTCTTGACTAGATCTTCATACTGTACAAGTTGACTATTCCAAAGAACACCCTCTATAATACCGATAGTGGAGTAAATGTTCACAAAAGCAAATGGTTTTTTATTTCTGTCCTTTTTCTTTTGTACTCTGGAAATAACACCTACAACAACACAATCATTGCCATTTTCAACGGTTTCAAAAGCTGTTGTTAAATAGGGGAGTGCTTCTTCAAATGGGTTATTGTGTATAAATATCTGTAATGCTTCAAACTCCCAAAAATCAACGTTTTCAAGATATTTGTTATTGGTTGAAAGAAATTGTTTTAACCTATCTTCTTGCTGTAGGTCAAACTTTTCTTTCTTTTTCTGATTTACAAGAGTGAGTAACAGATCTTTGTCATAGTCATACTTACCATTACCAATGCGATATTTTTCAATATCAATATCATACTCGACAATAAGTTTGTTATACGTTGGTAACTTAGACAATTCTTTATACTCTAATGGTTTATACAATGACTTCAAATACTTTAACAAACAACTCTTTTTATCTTTCGTAGGTATTGCACCTGACTTGATTAGGCTAATAATCTGAGTTTTTGTTAGCGTTGTTCTTGATAGCAAGTCTGGAAGTTTTTTATATTTGCCGTTCTTCTCACGCTCAGCAACAATCTCTTGGGCTATTCGTTCACCAATGCCTGTAATCGCAGAAAAACCAAACAGCACATTGTTATCGTAAATAGAAAAATCGACTAGCGATTTATTGATATGAGGTGGTAAAACAGATACTCCAAACTGTTTAGAGTCTACTATGTACTTGTTTACCATGCCTGCCTTATCTTTGTTCAAATTAAATAGTGCTTTGAAAAAATAAACAGGGTAATTTATTTTTAAATAAGCAGTTTGAAAGCATAGAACAGCGTAGCTATAACTATGTGATTTGTTGAACAGATAGCCACCTTTAGTTTTCAATTCTTCACTAATCGTTTTGGCAATTTCATGAGAATATCCATTGTCAATAATTTCTTGGTACAATTTTTCTGACTCTTGCTTAACAAGTTCAATATTCTTCTTGCCTATTGCCTTGCGGAATAAGTCAGCTCCACCGTAACTTCTGCCACCAAAAGTTCTTACAATATCCAAAAGTTGTTCCTGATAGATCATGCAGCCGTAAGTGCTTTCCAAAATAGGCTTCATGTCGGGGTGTATATAGGTGACAAGTGAAGGATCATGTTTGCATTTAATAAACTCCTCCAAAGCTCCCATTGAATCAGGTCTATACAATGCCAAAACAGCCGACAAATCTTCCATATTAGTTGCTTGTAGTCTGAGCAACAGGTCTTTCATACCTGCACTTTCTACCTGAAACACACCATTCGTTAATGCTTTGTTTAACAGTTCAAAAGGACTTCTATCATTTTCAAATTTTGGGTTGTTGATATTTATATCGTACTCAGATAAGTGCAAATCATTTTGAATTTCCTGCACCATTTTTAAAGTTTGTACACCCAAAATGTCAAATTTAATGATACCTATTTGTTCGACAAGCCTTTTATCAACTTGGATGACGTGTTCACCGTCAGAGCCTAATTTCATTGCCATATAATCGCTAATATCAGTATCAACAATACCGACACCGCCTGCATGACAGCTAACTGTTTTAACCCTACCACTTAATTTGCCTGCTATATCAAGCAACTCACTGTACTCAGGGTGTTCGGATAAGTAATTTATGTTGTTGTCAATACACTCTTGGAATGTATTATACGAAAACTTTTTGGATAGTTTATCCCTTTCATTATATTTAAAACCTAGTATTTTACCAACATCTTTTATGGCTACAACAGGTGTTATGTACGAGAAGTTTATAATCTGACAAACACGATTTTCACCATATTTGTCAATGAGATAATTTATTACTGTAGGTCTGTCTGAAACATCGATGTCCAACTTTACTACCTTACATTTCTGCAAGGAATAGACTATATCTTCACCATGCGTATCACACTTGTAGTAATACGTTTAGGTGTGTGGCACTTCGAGTCAAGAATTTCACTTGACCCTACGCTCCTTTGAGCTAGTCGTTTGACGTTTTATACTTTTGATTTAATAAGTGTTATTCCCTTTGACTTATAATTTCTTACAATACCCGATAAACTAGCACCGTAATGTTCATTTGCGTATTTAGCCGCATCTAAAATAGATTGGAAATGCCCTAGAAACATATTATCTTTATATAAATCGCAAGTCACATAATTTCTTATTTGCGACATTGTGCGATAACTGTAATGTATATTTTCTTCGGCGGTACACCATTCTAAGTTATCAACATTATTATTTTTAGTATTGCAATCTAAATGATTAATCTGTGGCAAATGATTGTAGTTAGGAAGAAATGCCTGAGCAACTATTCTATGTACTAATAATTTATGGAATTTATTATCTATTTCATTCTTTAATTGCACCATTAAGTATTTACCTTGCGAGTCAGCCCACGGCTTTATTCTTTTTAGTTCGCCCGACTTCGAGGAGTAAATTTCTCCCAACTCATTTACATAATAATCTTTATAGTTTTCAATTTCTTTTAACATATTGTCTCCTTTGTTTTTTATAATGAGAAACAATATTAAATCATAAAATACAACTTCGCACAGGATTGTCATATCGTCAGACAGAACGACTTAGATATTCCCTGTTAGCTAATTAACACACCGCCATTTCCTGCGGTTACAATTATAATAATTGTTTAATTAACACCCTATATTTTATAGGTTCACCACACTTAACACATATGGTTTTCCATATGCTCGACCGAAAATCAATCTGGCATTGAAACTCTCTCAGGATTGAGGAACAATTTGTTATTAACCATAGGCTCTTTATCCTATGCTCTGGAGGTTTCCCTCATTTTCATCTGTTGGTTACTTCCAACCCAGTTTAGACTATATTTTTCAAACTTCATTCATTTATTTAAAGTTTTTATTCCGTCTTCGTGGGAAATTATTGGCTCTAAAGTCTCATTTCCTAGTCGTTACACACTTTCTTTTATCACTAAAAGATTTGGCTCGGTATTCCCTTTATCTCACCTAGTTATAGGTTTAGGGTTTCTTAGTCAGCTTATTCGTCTATGGTCTTGTCTCATTATCGGTTTGCTCTCAATGAGAAGTCTTAGTTTGCTGATACCGAATTAACGGAATTTAACGAGTGCAACCTATCTACGCTCAAAAATCAATCCATATTTGATAGGGTTTAGGTCAGTTATACCTATTGTGTAACACACAAGGCTTCCTGCACCTGAACCACGTCCTGAACCTATTTTAACCCCATGAGTTTTCGCATAATTAATAAAATCCCATACAATAATGAAATAACCGTCAAAATTCATTTGATGAATAATGCCCATTTCATAGTCTAGGCGGTCTTTCATTATCTTCTGTTCTTCTTTAGAAAGCTTGTCAAAATTTCTAGTTTTCCACCCCTCATTAATAAGATGTAAAAGAAATTCATTATTAGACTTATATCCACTTGGCAGGGGGTATGTTGGTAACTGTGGGTCTTGAAAAGGCATATGTACTTCTTCTATCATATCAGCTAAAACATTAGTCTGATTTAGACCTTGTGTTACATTGTCTGTGCCAATTTGTTTATCCATAATTATATGAATTTCTTCTTCACTTTGCAGATAACAGCCTTCATAACTTTCAGACATTGTTTCAGTGTCGTGGGCTATCTGGACGTGTCTACCTTGATAGTATAAATCTTCCTTTGTGGCTGCGTGGCTATCTGTAGTAATTATGTATGGTGTGTTTGTTACCTCAGATAGTTTCAAAATCTTCTTATTATAATTAGCCTGCTCCTCTGATTTGTGAGATTGCATTTCCAAATAGAAATTAGGAAATGACGATTTGTATTCTTCGATATATTTAACACAAATATTAAAATCACTTTCTTTAGCTAATTTTGAAGCCAAACAAGCAGAACAAATAATTAAATCTTCTGCATACGGAGCAATATCTGAAATCTGCACTCTAGGCTTAAAATAAAAATTTTCAAGATTTGACTTAGTGATAATTTTATTTAAAGCCTTTCTACCGCTTTCATTTTTTGCGAGAGCGATAAGATGAAAATACTTATTGTTCTTATCTCTTACAGCAGTATCGAAACATTCATACAGCTCTACGCCATATATTAATTTAATATCAGGATATTCTTTAGATAGTTGATCGAAATATATCCATGAGTATTGGTTGCCATGTTCCGTAACTGCGTATGCTTTAATACCGACTTTTCGACATTGTTCAAGCATTTCTTTTGGTGTGCCATAGCCGTCCAATAACGAGTACATTGTATGATCATGCAAAGAACTGTACATTACCTTTCAGCCTCCTCATACTTCAAAATAATTATTTGTGGAGTAATTATACCCTTGTACTCAGATACATTGAGCTGGCAGAGTGCATTAATGCACATTTCATCATCATATCCATTCAAAAAGTTTAATACTTTATCGTCACTAGGATTACAGAACTTGATAATTGCGATATTATCGTCAGTAATAAACTTCCATGTATCTTCATTTTTACCCATGACAACACCTTGGTTATGCTCCAAAACTATATTAGTAATGACAAATAAAGGCTCTTTAATTCCTGTGCCGTAACAATTCTCCAATGATATAACATCAGAAATCATTCCAATATTAAATTCATCATAATCAAAACAAAAATCTATTGGTAAAGGATTGTCTGAATTAATATTCTTATTTAAAACTTTAATTGCTTCAGCCACGTTCTCAGCTTTTATCTCAAAACCGAAAGCATTTGCGTGACCCTGACACCAATTAAACAGACCTGTTTTAAGCAGATCAGCCTTTAGGTCTAGTACATAGCTGTTATCAAAGTTTCTAGCAGACCCTCTATATACATTACTTTCTTCATCTTTACGGAGTATCAAACAAGGTTTTTTCGCATAACTAGCCATTTTCATGGCTATCAATCCAGAAAATACACTTGGAATATTGTTGCCTTTTAAAAATAAAACTGTATTTTCATCATTGTTTACGCTTTTCCTTAACGCAGGAAGCAACTTTTTCACTTGATTATCCTGTCTTGATTTAGCGTTTTTACAAAGTCTTACAACTCTTTGATAAATATTTTCTTTTGTAGTTTCAGTTTCGCCACGTTTTTTGTATTCAAATTCTTCGTCCTGCTCGATAAATGCTCTGAAAAGCAAGTCCTTTTCTTCCATATCGCCGACTCTACACATTGCATTTATTAGTGAAGTAATGCAAAATGCAATAGTATGAGGATTAACCTTGCCTTTCATGGAATAATTTTGAGCATTAATAAATTCTTCAAAGCATTTATTTGTGACGTTATAAAGACCTTTATCAATAAGCCTTTTTGTTTCAAAAGAACGTAAATCCATAATGTCAGAAATATTAGCCAATGCAACAAGGTCAAGGTAGTCATCGGCATAGTCGTTCCAATAATAATCGTCAAGTGCTTGTAGAAATTTATATACAATTCCTGCACCGCATAATTCTTTATTAGAGTATTTTGAACTACACTGATTGTTCACTATAACCGCATATGGGTTTGTTCTTTCAATATCATGGTGATCGAGAACAAGTATATCAATACCTTGTTTTGCCAACTGCTTACATTGTTCAGTATCATTACTTCCTGCATCGGGAATAATCAACAATTTTGTGCTTTCAGGTATTTCTATCTCAGAAGAAATACCATGTTGCTTTCCAGAATGTATCAGATATGTAATATCAATTTCTTTGTTAAGTCTTTTCAAATAAGAATACATCATGGCAGCACTGCACTGACCGTCAACATCGCAATCAACAATAATCGTCATTTTACTATTGCTTTTAATGTGTTTATCTAACATTTGAACCGCTTCAGTAATATTGTCAAGATTATCATAAGAAATTAATACGTTATCGGTTAAATGAGTGTATTCACTAACGTTAGTTATTCCTCTATTAGTAAAAATAGATATTGGAATATGGCAATAATCATTATTGCCTATTATTTTATAATTCATGTTTTGTTGTTTCACTTCCCATTCTTTATAACTTGCGTGTATTTGGCAATCAACTGTTTAAACTTATCAGGATTATCTGTTGGACTTTCTTTTTCTTCTAGTAAATTATCAGTGTCAACAATAGCACTGATTTGAATACAATCCAAAAATTTGTCAGCTATATCGTTTAACTCGTCTATGGTTACGTCTTTATCAAAGCAAAATATAATATGAGAACTCAACCTTGTCAGCATATTTATTTGATATTGGCTTATTTTCTTGCCACAAGTTGCCACACAATTCTTTATTCCCATGTTCCAAAGTTGCATAACACCTTTTTCAGCTTCAACCACATAAACATAGCCTGTCCGAGCTATATATTTTTCGGATAAATAAAGTCCATATAATAGTCTAGCTCTGTTGCAACGCTCCAAATATATATACTTAACTCTTTGCTCTTCTTCTGTCATTTCTTCTTGCTTTAAAAATAGTCTACCCTTAACACCTACCAATGTTCCCATTTCATCTCTTACAGGAATTGTAATTCGATTGGAAACATCGTCATAACCTATTTCAAACAGCGTTTGTGTGCTGTATGATATGTTGTCTCTTAAAAAGAAATCATTAACGGCAGGAAAGTAGTACGATAGAACATTTTCTTTAATGGGCTTTAAAGGTTGCATTTCTTCATAATAAGACTCATCATCTGCCATTTCAGAAATAAATTTCGTAAACTTTAAACTTTCAGGCAAATCGTTATATTCGTCTTTATAATAATTAATACCGCACCAATTACAAACTTTGCGAACAGCTTCATAAAACGTACAACTGCAAAAAAATTGCACAAGGTCAAAAATATCTATTGTATCTAAGTTTGAACTACTATGTATTTCTCGTGTGTAGTCAACAGTTAAGAGACCTTCATTGAGATAAACAGTGATCGCCCCTTGATTATCTCCATCGGGATTGCCACACTGAACATAACCTGCTTTACAAGAAATATGGTGACAACCTATTTCATCTAATATAACAGGAACATAGTTGTTCTCTAGTATCTTTTCTTTGAGGACAGAAATATCCATTTTATCCTCACTTTCTTCTTAGTTCTCCGACTTCATACCAAGTGTTCAAATCTAGGTCAACTTCAAATACAACTTTCTTTTTGCAACCAAATCTGTTTTTGTCTACATTGCCTACATAATACCTCTTGCCAACTTTAAGTTCACATTCAACATCTTTGCCCCATTCAGCATCATGCTGAACATAGCGATATTTATGAAAATCTCCAACAGATATTTCTTTAAACAGTGTCATAGTCCATATAATATGCTTTAACTGTTTTGCGTTAGCAATATTATTAGAATTTAATTCGTCAGGTTTACAAAACTCTGTATCATCTGTGAGCTGAATTGAGAGATAACCAAACATATTTAGTTGCTTTGCTAAATCAGTGAGTTTTGTTACTGTTGCTTTTAAAGCTGCCCAATCTCCTGTGGCTTGCGTGTCTTGCTTGCAGGTATCGTAAAAGAAGTATTTCGCACCATGAGTTAGATTAGCTTTTCTTATTTCAAACTCTAGTGTTTTGTCATCATAACCGCCAGCCATATCCTTAACGAGAATAAGCTCATTAGTTTCAGCCTCAATCCATTTGGCGATTTTCATTATCTTTACATATTCCTCTGAATTTTCAGCGACCCTTTGAATATACTCTTGCAAGGTTTCTGTTGACTCTCCCCAATCGTCTGTTTTCTGATATATGTATTCACCTAATTTATCCTTGTACAAACCAAGTGTTAATTCCTTTTCAGGCTTCTTTAATTTGATGCCGTGTAACTTTTGAAACTCAACATTATTTATACACGTTGTAATCAGACACTTTCTAAGATCATCAACACCCATCTCGTTAAGCATAACAAAGACTCTTTCATGTTTTACAAGCGTTAAATATGCAATGATTTTTGTCATAAATCGTGATTTTCCTGCGTTAGAAAGCATACCAATAGCCATTGTCGAGCCTAGTTTGCAACCTCTAAATATGTCATTTAGAATAGGAAAGGGAAGTGACACGCCCAAATCGGGCTTTTCCATACACGCAATAAGCGATTGTTTAATGTGACTATTCAGAATTTCGGCTTCTTGGTTTGTCAAGATCACCGTATGTATTCTATCTGCTTTACCTCTAATTAATCTGTAGATGTCAGAAGCCGTAAACTGTTCAAACTTCTTGTGTTCTACGATTTTTGTAATATCAAAACCATTTCTTTGATACTCTCTCAACAAAGAATACTTTTTAATGATTTCTTGATACTTACCAATGTCATCAGTTATAGCAATTTTCATCCAACTGTCAAGAGTTTTCCAACCACCATACTTTTTATACAAAGAAAGTCTTTCAGGCTCTTCTGAAAAATAGGTTAAAATAGTAGTTTTATTGAATGTTTGTGTTCTCGTTTTATAGATTATTTCGGCTGAGTCATAAAAAAATCGTGTAACTTCATCTGAAAAATCGTATTTACTACGGATATATTGTCCGTAATTTACCAGCAAATCAGGCTGTTTGTAAATACAACCCACAAATAGAACTTCGGTAGGAACGTTTGTTATAATATCCATGTTTGTCACCTACCTAAATTTCATCAATGATGCTATCAATATCAAGGCTGTCATTATTTTTATCACGTTCTTTGGGAGACTTTGATGTTGCCATTTTTTCATAATCTATATTAACTTGTTCTTCGCTTGTACCTGTTTTAGCCAATGCCTGTTCTTCTTTCCATTTCAAATAACCATCATATTTAGATAGGATAATAGCGAGATCATATGTAACTAACGCTGCACCTTCGATTTTTTTACCTTTACGAGTATTACACTCGTGTACCTTGCGGAGAAATGACATTTTCTTTCGCCACATATCCCATAAATCTTCAACAGGAACAGGTTTATTCAAATTTTTGTAAGTTCCTTTATATACCTTATCAAGATTTATAAAAAAATATTTTGGCAAGAATGAAATATCATATTGTTTATATAGCCAATCTGTAAATTGTATTCTTGTTTTTTTGTCCTGCTTATCTTTCTCTATCTGTTCTTTTGTTCTTCTTTTTGCCAAGTATTTCACCGCCTTAATCAAAATAACTAAATAAAGGCAAGTGAGGGAATAACCCTCACCGCTCTATTTATAAAAATTAAATCTTAGAAATAACTTCAAGAACCCTTTCAAGAGTCTTAATATCTGTAATCTTCTTCATTTCTGTTGACTTAACAGGCAGACTTTCGGCAGAAAGAGCCTCCTTTGCCTTTGTCTTACCGACAGGATTAAGACTTTTCATAACGGCTGAAATCTTGTCAAGAAGTTCTGTTGTCTGATTTTCGGCAGAGTTTTCATCAATACTATCAACTGGCTCCCCAACCTTACCCATAACTTCCTTTGTATAAATATCCTGCTCAATATCGACAGCCTTTGTGAGATCATTCTTAACAGAAAACTCTTTCTTGTCCTTTGTTCTATCAATAATTACCTGCCAATCAACAAGGGACAGGTCTTCAACTGTTTCCTTATCGTGTACACCAGTCCTGTCCTTGCTGATATAAGCACAGAAATTGTTATCCTCGTTAATATACATTCTAACAACAGTTTTAACATTATAATTCATCTGCTTAAAGCCATCAGGAATTTTTCTACCTGTTGCAACACTTGTAATCTTACCATCATCACCCTTTACTGAAACCTTTTCATCAGTTTCCCTTGCGGTCACAATAAAGTGCGCTCCGCAGGACATAAGGTCAAGTATCAAATCTTGACCCTTAAAGTTGATTGTCTGATAATCACGAAGTTCCAATCCTGCATTTTCAATGGCAACAAGTTTTTCATCACCAATAAGTTCTTTCTTCTTTGCCTTAACACCATTCCTCTTTTTAGACAGCTCCACAAGTGCCTGTTTAGTTGTTAAGTTAAGAATAGTTGTACCATCAACTACAATAGCATCAGCTCTGAATGGTTCACCATCTCCATCAAGCACAATCTCGTCTGTTTCGTTGCCCTCGTCATCGAGAACGTGAAAATCTTCCTTGTTCTTAACCTTATTTATGTATTCTCTTGTTTCACCCAGGGATTGAGTGTACACAATATAAATATTCTCAGTGTTGATACCATCAGCTTCAAGTCCACCGATAAAATCATCAATAGAGCCGTTCTCATTATCTATGTAAAGAACTCTAAACGGCTTGCCGTCAGGTCTTTTAAAATAAGCAAGCTGCAAGGCAAGTGTTGACTTGCCTGTACCTTCTTCTCCAAAAAGTATCATCTGAAGCTTACTCTGTGTCTGTGCTGCTTTTCTTGCTCTAGCCATATTTTTTTTATCTCCTTTTATTTTATCGTTTCGTTATCAATAATGATGAGTGGTAAATTGTTACCACTCATCGTCCTCGTCTGTCAGATCATTATCTGAAACAGAACCCCAATCATTATCATCAGAGCCAAAGTCCTTATTTGCGTTTTCGGTAGCCTTTGTCTTTGCGATAGCCTTATCAATAATTTCCTCTGAATAAAGTTCTGTATCTACGCTATCCTTATCAGCTCCAGTAATGAGAAGTATTCTCTTTGTCGGATTGTTCACTCTATCCATAGGGTTGCTTTCGCCCCAACCGTCATCATCATCTTCTTCAATTTCTTCAATATCATGTTCTATCATGATATCGCCAAAGACTTTAAGAGCTGTATATGGCTTGAGCTTTCTTAGAGTACTTGCAAACTTTGATTTACTCTTGTCAATAACGAACTCCGCATCTTCTATAGAATTGTAAGTTACAATCTTTGCAGATACGGTGAAGTTACCTTCATCATTCTTCTCAATACCCATGAATACAATGACCTGTTCAAAATTGCCAATAACATTAAAATTTTCTGCGTCAAAATCTACGTCCTTGCAAAGTGAAATCTGTGACGGAACAAATCTGGTCTGGTGTCTATCCTGATAGGTGGAAAACTCATTCTTTCCTCTGACAAATACGGACATACCGTCCTTTGCATTATCTGCTATATACTTACAAGCATCATATTCAACAAGTATCTTCTTATCATTTCCTTCCTTGCCCATTGAGTCAACCACCTTTGTCAAGCCAAGATTAATTCCAATAGGTCTAAAGTCCTTTTTGTTAAAAGTAAATCTGTCAGCCCACTTTACCTTTTCTGTTGTTGTCTTTCTATCCTTACCCTTGCCCTCGGTCTTAGAGAAGTATACTACATCTCTTTCCATGCCGTTTAGATTTATATACACAGACTTATTCTTATCAATTTCTACACCGACATTAACCATTCTCATTGGCTTGCCTGTAGAGGTTGTCAGTTCTGTATAGAACTTGTCCTTATCACAGCCTGTCAGTTTACCTCTAATCTGAAAACTACCCTTTGTTTCCTGAAGTCCAAGACCCTTATTATTTTTCTTTTCAGCCATTTTATTCTCCTTTTATGTATTTATCAAATTTTGTTGTCAAATAAAATTATCATTTTGTGAACTCAAAATCACACCATCTTATCATGCCTTCTTTCTTATCGTTGATACTACTTTGTGTTCATGTTGTCAAGTTCTTCATGTAACGCAATTCCGAAATTATTCAGTGACTCTGCTACCCATGTATCAGCAATATCATATCTACTAATTAAATTGTATATTGCTTTATTTATATCAGAGTGCGAGAACTGCTTATCACATCTGTACTCAGATTTTTCTTTAGGGTTTATTTTAGTATCAAAAAAACGTATCTCTTTATTATCACAACTAGCGTTAGGAAAATATATTCTAGCCAAGGCAAGCAAAGCACCAATATATGCACTATATGTATCATCAGAACAACATTTTGAAGTGCCAACTCTTACTACCTTGCCGTATTCTTTCATTTTGGCAACTGTTGTCTTATCATGAAATGTGACCTGAATTTCACGGTCAATATCAGACGATATTTTCTTTAAACAATTAGCAAAACTACTATAAATATAAAACATACCATTGCCACCATTTGGCTTAATTGTTTGGTATACAACTATTTTCTTATTGTTTACATACTCTATTGTTTTAATTCTTATTACATTTCCGGTTTCGGTCATTTTATCACCGAAACTATCTAAACCAACTCGATAAAGTTCTCCAATCTTAAACTTTCTTTTGTTCATGCTCATTAAACTCCTTTATTTATATCAATCCCTGTAATTTCTTTGAAGATTTCTGCATCAAAATTTGGAAGGGATTTAATAACATTCTTATTGTAATCTAAAAGATTATCCCACCAAAGTTGACCACATTTAGATTTGTCAAGTTCTTTCAGATAACCACCTGTTGTTTTATACTTAGGATGCTGTTCCTTTTCTTCTTCGGTCATCTTATCAGAGTAAACCCATTGAAGAGCATTGTATGAAATAGTATCTAATAGCCTTTTTGCTTTTGAACAACGCCAATCTTCAATACTCCAATCAGAAGGCTTATTGAACATTAAAATTTTTGATCCTTTAGTATTAAAGCAACCATTTGAAAAGTTAGTTTTATTAAAATCTCCGCTGTTATAATCGCCAGTATTACAGTTGCCACAGTTGTAGTAACCGCTGTTATAACTACCACTATTCCAATGACCGCTGTTATAACTACCATCGTTGCAGTTACCGCTGTTGCAATCACCGGTATTGTAATCACCAGTATTATGATTGCCACTGTTATATCTGCCTTCATTATAATTACCTGTATTATAAATACCAGTATTATTAATACCGCTGTTATAATGACCACTATTATTCTTGCCAGTATTACGAGTGCCACTATTCCAATGACCACTGTTATAGTTGCCGCTATTATAGTTGCCAGTGTTACCAAATCCCGTGTTGGCTTTTCCTACATTAATCATTTTCAAAACTTCTTCCCATGAAATTTCACGGACAATTTTGATTTTGTTAGTGCAGTGTTTCTTACCAGTTGCTTCTGTGTCAATTTCGCCAAGGGCTTCGATTTCGGCAACTTTGTTAAGCGGGTCAAAACAATAATAGTTAAAGCAATCTTTTAGTTCTGTGCAAAAATGAAACCCTCTGTTGCAACATGAAGGTGTCATATCTTCTTCAAAAGTTTTGCCAACTGAGTATTGAAACCCTCTACACGTCCAATCGGGTTTAAAAACTTTATAACCTTTCATTGTTTTATAACTCCTTTGCTTTTTCTACAACAAAATGTGTATTTTAACGCTCTTTTCAGAACGGAATAAAAATTAAAATCTATGTCAACAGCATGGCTGCTGATTGCTGAAACATTGTAGTAAACACTCTAACGAAGAATGTGCCAAGGTAGATTATTCTTACTACAAAACAATAATTCATTCCATATTTGTTGTGATATTATCTCAATATCAGGATGCTTACGCATTTGCTCAAATATTTCCTTTGTTTCTTCAACCGTAAATTTGCCATAAACATTCTGAAACCACTTTACCAATGTTTTATTAGTATCTTTCGGAAATAAAAATTTAAGTTCATCTGCTTTTAAAATGCTATATGTACCAAAGACATGGTAAAACATATTATGCTTTGAATTAAATCTAGCTACATCAGTTTCCCTTGTTTTAAGATTATCTGTCTTAACCGCACCAAATATCTCTGCAACTGCACACAACTCTTTATCAAAACGACCATAACTCGCACTACCACTATATTTATAATCCATACCCATATAATCACCTACTTTACAAGTTCAAAATACTTTGCTATATCTTCCATAGATAGATTCATTTTAGTTTCCACCTTATTTACTTTTCTTCATTTGTTACTGCTATTACAAATAATACGTTCACATACAATATGTTTACAATTATCTTTCCAAGTACAATTTTTACAAAGGCTGCGTCTATAATCAACGATGTCCGCAATAGATAGCATAAGGGATTTACTCTGCTGTTCTAGTTCTTCTTGTGTGGCATTTTCAATTATTTCTATCCTATTTAATTTTGCTATTTCCTTTATTTGTTCCATTGTTAACATTTTAAAACTACCTTCTATTTTACAAGTTCAAAATATTTTACGAAATCTTCCCAAACAATGCTTATTGTGCCGCCTAATATATTAGTTTCATATTTAGGTTTCCAAGCAATGGGGCGTAAAGCAACATAAATAATAGTTGCATATTCATTAATGGGTATAATCTTTGTATATGAAAAGAGTATGTCAATAGTAAATTCAGTATTTGTTGGTATTGTTTCTATAAAAGCACCCTCAGAAATAGAGTCATCAAAAATATAATCTTTAATACATCTATATTTTCTTCCTTTTACATATTTATTAACAACATTAAGATAGTCATTCTTTTCGCCATATCTCTTCAATTCTCTATTTGTTGCCCATCTTCTTGTATTATCAGAAAGGTCTACAAGATAATTGTCATTTATATAATAAACAACTTTACCTAATGTAGGTTTTGTAAAAGAATTTGTGTAGATTATCTTATCTCCTATTTTATATCCACCAAATCTCATATTTACCCTCCAAAATAAAGCCACCACTTAGAAGCTTTTGCATTTATCTGCTTTTCCTTCAACTCAGTTATCTTCTTATTATTATCTTGATACACCTTTATCTGTTTCTTTACGAGTTCATCTGATTTTAAATCAGGATAAAGGCTTACAAGAGTAATAGAACTTTCAGAAGAAGTCTTTATATATGTATCACTTTCATATTCTTGATATTGTTTTACAACAGTGTCTATTTGTTCTTCAATTTGTTTATTTTGTTGTTCGTACATAGTAATCTTTTCTACAATATATTTAGATTTTACAACCGAAGCTGTAAATCCTAATGTTATAAATAAACAAATAACTGTTACAAAACCAAATAAAATTAGAGAAGTAAACCATCCTGCACTATCTTTTCTAGCTTCATTACATTTCTTATTGAATATTATAGATATTAG